CTTCACCATCTATTCCTGCACCCGCAGCTTGTGTTATTGTAGCACAATTATTTGTACTTGCTCCATTATTATATTGAACTACATCGTTTACAGTAAATGACCCCAAAGTGGTATTTGATTTTAAATACACTAAATTACCACCATCACAATCCGTGGCTTCATAGTAATTATACGAAGGTATAGGTGTCGGTGTAGGGGACGGTGTAGGCGTTGGAGTTGGCGTTGGGGTAGGGAATGTACAGTTACAACAAGAGTCTTCAATATTAACATCAGAATAACATAATTGTTGAGAAGCTGAACTTCTATAGTCATATATCAAATACAAATTACTTCCTCCCGCTGGTAAAACAAACTCTGCTTCATAAATCTGTGGCGCTCCAGTTGTATCAGTAGCAGGGGTGATAGCCGCACTTAATAATGAATTAATACCTGTAGACGTGTTTTCATACACAACATCCGTTCTTAAATACATAAATTTGTTGGCTGTAGTATCAAACACAAAGTCATCAAAATTAAATTTATTACAAATAATACTAACTGTTGCTCCATCAGGCGGAATAATATTCCCTCCCTGACCTCCTGTGACAACAGCATATTGAGACACAATAGGCTCAACTGTATTAGAGCTAAATGTCACTAGCTCTGATTGTGTTGGAGAGTTAGTAGTTCCTGATGTCCAGTTAAACTCATTGTGTATAAATTTACCTGCATTATTTGCCGACGTCACACAAACACTATACACGGATAGTTGTGGCGCGGCTGGACAGCTTACATTTACTTGTATAGTATCGTTTAAAGTGGAGTCTGTATATATACTTATTACGACTTGGTCAGCTGTAACAGAATTTTTATCAAAAGTAAAAGAACCGCTTTGATAAACCGGGCCAACAGAGGTTACACTACCATTATAATTTGAGGATATATAATACGCTGTACCAGATGACTGTCCTTCAGTTATAATATCATCCCCTCCCTCTGTGACTATGTTTTGTGAAGTAGATTCGGTAACTATATCATCAGTATTTTCAAATGGTATTACATAATCCACCGTAACTGTTCCAGTCTGCTGAGTAACGTCAACACAATAAACAAATGTTTGACTTGCTATTACCGTAATATTTTTAGTTACATCACAGGCTAAACAAGCGGACACTTCAGGTTTTAAAATAGTGTTTGAAGTAAAAATATACTCATTCATATAGGGGTCAAAACCACCTAATTTCTGTGTTGTCATTGCGTCAGTAAATAAATCTCTAAACCAACTTCTCATACCAGATTGAGAAATTATTACAAGTTGCTCATCATTAGCTGAGCTTCCAATTAAATTAACAACAGCACTTCTTTTTGCATCCGAAAAATATTTATTTTCTCCCCAAGCAACAAAGCTTTCTGGATGATTGCTTATACCATAGTTTTCGATTCTAGCTATTTGTGTGCCCAGGACCTCTGGTACTGACGTTACCGTACCTCCTCCAACTGCATCAGATAATAAATTTTTACCTGCCAACACATAAGATATTTTATCCTCCTGTAAAACTAGAATATCAGTTTCTCTAGCGTATAATATTTCTACGTCCCCAAAAGAATCTTCTAGTGTTTTAAAATTCAATAACCCAAGATTAAACTCGTTTAATTTATTTACGTTGCTTTCATCATTATATACCCCACTATAAGTTAAATCAGCAAACCTATGAGCCTCTTGGTAATTAACATTAGATGTTGTAAAGACTCTATTTCCTAAGTTAAAAGATTTGCCTTGAATAGAGTCTCTTACTCTATAACTTTCTACACCATTACCAAAAGCAAAACAATTAAAAAAGTTGGTGTTAATTACAGCTGGAATTGTTGAGCTTTGGTCTTGCACATTACCTAAATGTAAACCTGTAGCGCTAATTCCAAAAGACTCATTGTTCTCATACCATGTGTCCTCTAACGCCTCTTCAGCAATAGTTTCAAACACCGTAAGAGAATTACTTCTGTATACTTCAAATTGACACTCAATAATAGAGCTAAAATTGTCTGTGTTACCACAAGCTCTTGAGCCTGATATTAATAAATAAGGTAAATTAGGGCCAGCAGCATTAGTAGTATTATCCTCATATAAGGTGTAATAATTAGTTGTATTTGGAGTAGTTGCTCCAGCTCCCAAAACTGCTTGGACATCTGCTAAGTCATAAGGTACTGTGACAGCAGCTAACGGAGCACCCCCTGCGGTACGCTTAGCAAGCTCTGTATTATTCATTGTTTGTGTGTCGGGGTTAAGGTCTTTCACTCCATCATCAAGGATATCCCCTATGTTATCACCTTCAAACCAATCCGCCATATTGTCATAATCTCTGGAAGAAGTTAAAGTTTTTTCTAAGGTATAATTTCTCCTATCACACGAACTATTCAAATGTCTACCCCCATTTCTTGTAAACTTAATTGTCATTACTATTTGCGTTCCCACAGGAACATCATAAACAGTGTAAGCAGTAGGAGTTCCAGTAGCATCTCTTGTCGTGGTGTAAAAAGGGTAGGCCATTATAGGGTAATTATCTTGAACACCAGCGTTTGCGTTTGGAACTTGCTCACTGACAATACTTAAAATAGAGTTGGCAGCAGCAAAATTGGATGGATTAATCTTCATATATGTACCCCCAGGGACATCTATATCATCACCACCCGACGTTTGTGCGTTTAAAAACCCTGCTGCTTTAGTTTCTTTTTCTAAAACCGTGGCGTAAGCACAAGAATTAACAACTCCTTGATTATCTCTTTTTACAACTAATCTATCTCCAGCCTCTACTTTTGCAGCATTTTCCCCTTCTAACAAATAAAAAGCTGTCCCATCACTTTCGTCTATAAAGCTAATATTACTGTAAATAGTTTGATAGGTCGTAGCACTAGGTTTTAAGACAAACTTATATCTTGTTGCCCAGGCTGGCGCAATTTGGTTTGTAGGGATAAAGGCTTTAATAGTGTTTCTGCTTGCTGATTTATTACAAGGAATGTTTAAGGTATTGTTTGTGCTTACTAGAGCGGTAGAAGACCTGTTATACCCATCCATATAAACAATTCCTAATTCATAATTTCTATTACTATGTAAGCTCGCAATGTTATTTACATCCTGAAAGGTTACATTTTCATTTACAATTCTAAAGTATTCATAAGCAGTATCCGTGTAGCCACCTACCTGATAAACACCGGCTAATATTTGTAAACCAATTACTGTTCCTGTTTGGGTAGGAGGTATAATTTCAATAGCCTCCCCTCTTACTGTACTAGGAGATGCTACATTAGGTATAACTGTATTTGTGGAAATACCGGTATTATCTAAGCTATATGTTGAGTCTAACACTTGTGGAGTAGCGGCGTTTACTATGTCAGTCAACGTAAATCCTAACGAAGC